ACATTAGAAGAATTCTACACTATATACAGTGAGATAAAACAGACAGACATTACAAAAATAAAAATAGAAAGACCTAAATCTGATTACGATGATGCACCACCTTGTATAGAATTAATGGCATTAAATAAAATACCCGAAGGTGGTAGAAACAATGCAATGTTTCATTTTGGTGTGTATGCTAAACAAAAATGGCCGGCAGAATGGAAAAGTAAAATGACATTGTTTAATGCAACAGCGTCAACAACACCATTAAGTGAGTCTGAAGTAGATATTATTAAAAGACAACATGATAAAAAAGAATGGGGTTACAAATGTAATGATACTCCAATGTGTAACTTGTGTGATAAAAAATTATGTAGAGAAAGAAAATATGGTATTGGTGAAGAAATAGTATTTCCTTCACTAACTGATTTACAGAAAATTAAATTAGAGAAACCATATTATTATTTAAACGTTGATGGTGAGAGATTACATTTAGAAAATGTTAAATTTTTAAAACAACAAAGTTTATTTCAAGAAGCTGTGATGGAGCAATTAGATTTTATGCCACCTACAGTTAAACCTAAAGATTGGATTAATATTATAAATCCATTAATGAAGAACCACGAACCAATAGATCCACCAGAGGGTGTAACTACACAAGATCAATTACAAAATCATTTAGAAGAGTATTGTTTAAACAGACAAGTATCTACAGATAAAAATGACCTTAAAAAAGGTGGGGTGTGGACTAGTGAAGGACAACATCACTTTGTGTTTGATAGATTCTACAATCAATTTTTAATTAGAAAACGTTGGGATGTGCCATACTCACGTACAGCACAAATGTTAAAAGAAACATGTAACTGTGATGACAAACGTATTGGTAAGGAAAGAACTTCAGTATTTGTAGTAGATCAGTTTGATAAAAAAAATGATACCTACAATCAAAAAGAATTAAAAGTGAAGGATCCATTTTAATGAGAACAATAGTATTAGGACCACCAGGTACAGGTAAGACTACAACTTTGTTAAACAAAGTAGATGACTATCTCAAACAAACGGACCCGGACAAGATAGGTTACTTTGCATTTACACAAAAAGCTGCACACGAAGCAAGAGACCGTGCAATGAAACAATTTAATTTAGAAGAAGATGACCTTCCATATTTTAGAACATTACACTCATTAGCATTTAGAAAATTAGGGTTAAAAAAAGATCAGGTTATGCAAACAAGACATTACAAAGATTTAGGAGATAAGTTAGGTTTCCCTGTAACTTATGCAGACTATCAAGAAGATCAAGGTAGTATTTTTACATCAGATAGTGAATATTTAAGAACTATACAATTAGCACAATTACGTAATATTACACCAGAACAACAATTTGATTTAGGTGAACATACACAGGATCTAGAAAGAGATAAACTTATAATCATACACAATGAAATAAGACGTTATAAAAAAGAATATTCTTTAATAGATTATAATGACATGATTTTAGATTTTACAAAATCAGATCTATCACCAAAGTTTGAGGTAGTATTTATTGATGAGGCACAAGACTTATCATTAATGCAATGGAACATGACAAGATCTATCTGGAATAAAACAAAAGATTCTTTTATTGCAGGGGACGATGACCAAGCAGTATTTAGATGGGCGGGTGCGGATGTAGATTCTTTTATAACTTTACAAGGACAATATTTACCACTAACTCAGTCTTATAGAATACCGGCTAAAGTGCATGGACTAGCTATGGGTATTATAAATAAAATTAAAAAAAGAATAGATAAAACTTGGCAACCAAGAGTAAATGAAGGCAGCTTACACAGACATTTTGATGTTGATAGTATAGACATGACAAAAGGCGATTGGTTAGTATTAAGTAGAACTAGACACATGCTTACTGACATTGGGGAATCTTTATACCGACAAGGACTGTATTATAAAAATAAATACAAAAGAACTAATGAACAAGGTTTACATGAAGCAGCAACTGCCTGGGAATTTTTAAGACAAGGACAATTAATAACTTACAAACAGGTAGAAAGCATATCTAAATACATGGGACCAAAACATTGGCACGCAAAAAAAATTAAAGGTATGACTAAGGGATCTTTTTATGGAATAGATCAACTTGTAAAAGATTATGGTCTTCAAGTTAAGACAGTTTGGTATGAAGCATTTGATACTGCAGGCCAGAATGATGTAGAATATTTAAGAAAGATGAGAAGAAACGGAGAAAAATTAAACGAGAAACCTAGAATAGAATTATCTACTATACATGGAGCTAAAGGTGGAGAAGCAACTAACGTTGTTTTATTAACAGATCTTACAGAAAATACTATGCGAAGTTATGAGAGAAATCCTGATGACGAGAATAGATTATTTTATGTTGGAGCAACACGAACAAAAGAAAATTTACATATAATAGAACCAAAAAAATATGAGAAAGGCTACCTACTATGACAAATAAAGATATATTTGTGGATTCTTTTCCACAAGATAAACAAATCGGAGGATCCCATTACAAGAAATTTAAAATTCAACCTTATGAATTTATTTCAAAGAATGATTTATCCTTCTTCCAAGGCAACGTAATTAAATATGTTTGTAGATATAAAAATAAAGCAGGCATACAAGATCTAGAAAAAGTTAAACACTATTGTGATCTAGAAATATTAAAACTAAAGGATACAAAATAATGCAAATACCTCTTTTTACAGCACAGACTGAATGGTTACCTCCAGAAAATTTTCCAGACCTATCTAAGTATGATGATATAGCCATTGACTTAGAGACTAAAGATCCAGACCTTATGAAGATGGGCTCAGGCTCTATTGTGGGTAACGGTGATGTTGTAGGTATTGCAGTAGCTGTAGACGGTTGGCGTGGATATTATCCAATTGCTCACGAAGGTGGTGGTAATATGGACCGTAAGAAAGTATTAAAGTGGTTTCAAGGTGTACTTGATACACCAGCAAACAAAATATTTCACAACGCCATGTATGACGTCTGTTGGATTAGAGCGCTCGGTTTAAGTATTAACGGTAGAATAATTGACACGATGATAGCATCGGCCCTGGTTGATGAAAATCAAATGCGTTATGACTTAAACAGTTGCGCTAAACGATACACTGGTAAAGGTAAAAATGAAAGCGATTTATATGCAGCTGCTAAAGATTGGGGTGTTGACGCCAAGGCAGAAATGTATAAACTACCTGCCATTTATGTCGGTTCATATGCAGAACAAGACGCATCAGTTACATTAGATCTTTGGAAAGAACTTAAAAAAGAAATAGACAATCAAGATATAAATTCTATTTTTAATCTTGAGACTGAATTGTTTCCTTGTTTGGTTGACATGAAGTTTCTTGGTGTGAGAGTGGACGTTCCAGCAGCTGATAAAATGAAGCAAGAGCTAGCGCTACAAGAAGGTAAGTTAATCCAAGAAGTAAAAAAAGAAACAGGAATAGATACTCAAATATGGGCTGCAAGATCGATTGCACAAGTGTTTGATAAATTAAAATTAGATTACGATAGAACCGAGAAATCACACGCACCTTCTTTTACAAAGAATTTTTTGCAGAATCATCCGCATCCATTGGTGAATAAGATTGCTCAAGCTAGGGAGATTAATAAGGCTCATACTACGTTCATTGATACCATATTAAAGCACTCACATAAAGGTAGAATACATGCAGACATCAATCAATTGCGTTCAGATAATGGCGGAACTGTGACCGGTAGATTCTCATACTCAAACCCAAATTTACAGCAAATACCAGCTAGAAACAAAGACCTTGGACCACGGATCAGGGCGTTATTTATACCTGAGGAAGGCCATACATGGGGTTGTTTTGACTATTCTCAACAAGAGCCTAGGCTGGTGGTGCATTATTCAGCTTTACAGAATCTCTATGGAGTGGGCGATGTATTGGATGCGTATCATGAGGGGGACGCAGACTTTCATACTATTGTCGCTGATATGGCAGAGATACCTAGATCACAGGCCAAGACTATCAATCTTGGTCTGTTCTATGGCATGGGTAAAAATAAATTACAGGCAGAACTTGGTATATCTAAAGATAAATCTGATGCTTTGTTTAAACAATATCATGCTAAGGTTCCATTTGTTAAACAACTTATGGATAACGTTAGTCACAGAGCCCAGGACTCAGGTAAAATTAGAACTTTACTTGGAAGATTATGTAGGTTTCATTTGTGGGAACCTAATCAATTTGGAATACATAAGTCCTTGCCACATGATAAAGCGCTCTTGGAACACGGACCAGGGATCAAGCGAGCATTTACTTACAAAGCTTTAAATAAACTTATTCAAGGTAGTGCGGCAGATATGACTAAGAAAGCTATGTTAGAACTTTATAAAGAAGGTATTATACCGCATATACAAGTACATGATGAACTTGACATATCTGTTAAAGATCAAAAACATGCAGATAAAATTGTTCAAATAATGGAATCTGCTGTTGACTTAAAAGTACCAAACAAAGTAGACTACGAA